GGTTCACCATTGGACTTTTAGCTCAGTTGGTTAGAGCACCGCACTCATAATGCGTAGGTCGAAGGTTCGAGTCCTTCAAGGTCCACCGAGAAATAACTTAAATAAATTAGTAAGTAGTTGCCTCCCTGAGGTATTCTTCTTATATTAAGGTATATTAATAAAGCAATAAAGGTTATGACTAAAACACAATTAAAAAAACAACAGACGAAAGGAATTATTGAATTACTAGAAAGTAAATTCAACGCTACTGATTTTGATAATGATGCTGGTAGCTACTTTACATTCTCTATCGGACATTTTGAAGGTTCATTAATGCGTAGAGATTTTTATGTTTCCTTTTGGGAGAGTATTAAATTAGGTGCGGGATTTACAGATGAGGAATATGAAACTCACTTTGAAGCCGTTAGACTTGAAGATGAAATTAATGGAGAAATTCAATTAATGTTGAAAAATTTAAAATTTTAAAAATAATAAATTATGGTACAAGAACAATCAGTATTTGAAGGAATTGATTTAAGTAATGGTAGAGGTGAAAATGAAAACTTTGAAGATTACATAAACAGAAGAAAACAAAATCATCAATTACTTAAAGTATATCGTGCTGTTGGTAGAGAGCATTTCCAACTAATGTTCCCCAATGGGGTTTTGGAAGCTATGAGTACGACCCCAGAAGTAGATGAAAGTAATTAAAAGTAATGCGCAGGAGACTTGGCTCCCTGAGGGAGCCTTCGTATATTTATGGGGTATTAATAAATAATTAATAATAAATAAAAATAAAGTTATGTTAGATTTTAATTCCACAAAAGTATTAAGTAAAGAAGAGATTAGAGAATTAGCTCCTTCAGTTTTCAATACTGAAAGTTCCCCAGGAGTTTCTAAACACTACACACACATTCCTACAGAGCGTGTTATAGATGACATGAAAGTATTAGGTTGGAGTGTATGTGATGCTAAAGAAGTTAAAGCTCGCAAGTCAAGTACAATGGGTTTTCAAAAACATTTGGTTGTTTTTAGAAATCCAGAGTTAAGTATTACAGGTCAAAATGGTGATGATGTTCATCCCCAAATATTAGTAACTAATTCACATGATGGTAAAAATTCATTTACTTTCAATTCAGGATTATTTAGAATGATTTGTGAGAATGGGTTAGTTATTTCAACTGTTGATTTTGGTAGTGTAAAAATTCGTCATATGGGATATGATTTTGAAGAATTACAAACCCAAATTAAAATGATGGTTGAAGAATTACCATTGACTGTTGAGAGCATGAATAGAATGGAAAGCACAGAGTTAGGTCAAAAGGAGGCTTTAAGTTTAGCTAAAGAAGCCATGGATATTAGATTTGGTGAAGAAAAAGCCAAAGAGTTGGAATTCAATTGGGAAGAAATTCTTGAACCAACAAGACCAGAAGATATAGCTCAGTCATTGTGGCATGTTTTTAATGTTATACAAGAAAAAATTATTAATGGTAATTTTACATACCGCTCTAACAATAAAATTAGAAAAGCTAGAGAGGTTAAGAATTTTACCCAAGATCAAACCATTAATTCCCAATTATTTGAAAAAGCAATGGAATATGCGAGTTAAAGATTGATTAGTGCCTTTGTATTTAATGTGTCTCCTTTAAGAGGGGGCACATTTTTTTTAAGTTTAAATATTTATAATAAAAGAATATGGCATCCTATACAAATACTGAGATGAATGGAAATGGAATTGCTGGGAAAGAAGCACTACCTGCTGGTTGGAAGACATTTACATACACCAACCCAACTAGTTCTATAGATAATAATCACCATGTAGCTTATTTTACAATAGAAGGAAATTCAACAGCTAATAGTAATCTTTCATCTACTGCTGATTTAGAGGGAGATTTTAGAAATTTTACGGGAGGAGCCAATATAGATTCATTAGTAACTAGTTCTACACATTGGTCTTTGTCCATAAGTGGTGGGGCGGGTTCATTTCAATATAAAGCTGACTCTACTGTGGGTTCGGGAGATTATTATGTAAAATCCACGGGATTATTTAGTATGGTTACTAGTTAATATAAGTGGGTGGGTATGTAAAAATAATGCGTAATACGCATGATTCCCGCCATAAAAATGAATATTTAATGTGATGATTAACTTAGAAAAAATATTTGGATTATTTGATAAAGATTTTGAAAACTCCAAAGAGGTATATGTAGATTTCACCAACGTCCCTGCTTACTGGGTTGGGATGTATTGTAAAATAATAGATAATTACTCTTCATATGGAGATAATTTACTTAAGGCATTAGGGCATGAGGATATTGAAGTAGAATTTATGTCGGATAGTGAAAAACCCGAATTAATGACTGATGAGATAATGGATGCTTGGAAGAGTCTAACATTCGATAGAGCCTTCAGTTATATTAAGAGAATAAATATTCACGATAAAGAACATATCCAAAATCTAAAAGACTCCAACCGACCTGAGTTAGAGGATAGACTACAAGATAGTATAGATTACTACATAGAATCAGAAGAATATGAAAAATGTGCATTAATTTATAAGATTTTAAAAAATTACTTGGATAGGTAAGAAAAAGGTTATAACTTCAACCATTATTAATTTACCATAAATAGTTATTAAAATGAAGAATAGAAACTTAACAATGAAGAGAATTGAGCAAATAGAAAATTCCATCACTAAGATGAAGTATTTCCTCAACTCACCAACTACAACAAGAGAAATATTTCTAGCAGAATTAGAATCATCAGAGGAAAGACTAAATGATTTAAAAACCTACATAGAAAGAGAACCAATAACCCCCAATGAGGTAATTCCATATTAAAAAAAGAATAATCCAGCGGGGATTCCCCAGAAATCTATTGTATATTCCATATTAAAATATATATAAATGGAATTTACAGCAGAAGAAATACAAAAGAATTGGGACCAATTCAACTCAAACATCGAGAAATACATTAGTGGTGAACGTAAACAAAAACTACTCGACTTCTATAAAAAATATGAGGACAGAGTAGTATTAATGCCCGCCGCACATAAAAAAGAATACCATAACGCCTTTCCTGGTGGATATGTTGACCACATCAATAGAGTAGTATCCGCAGCTCTTAAAATGTATGATGTTTGGGCTGAATTTGGAGCCGATATGGATACATTTACAACTGAAGAATTAATATTTTCAGCAATAAACCATGATTTAGGTAAAATAGGTAGTGCCGAATATGAAAGTTACATACCCCAAACGGATAAATGGAGAAAAGATAAATTAGGTGAAGATTATATGTTTAATAAAAATCTAGAATTTGCCTCTGTTCCCGATAGAAGTTTATTTATGCTCCAATCTCATGGTATTATTTACACATTTAATGAAATGTTAGCAATTCAGACACATGATGGTTTGTATGATGACGCTAATACCAAATATTTAAAAGCTTTTATGCCCGAGCAAAAACCACGAACATCTTTGCCCTATATATTACATCAGGCAGATTTGATGGCTGCTCGTATTGAGTTTGAGAAAGAATGGCTACCTAAATTTAATTCAACAACTCCCGAAGTTAAATCAAAATCTACTCCTAAAAATTTTCATTTGGCAACGAGAGATAAAGCATTGAAATCAACAGGAAGTAATAAATTACAAGATATAATAAATAATATTTAAAATTATGGAATGGTATTGGTATATTATAATAGGATTAGGAGTTACTACTTTAGTAGAATTATATATCTTAATTAACTTAAATCGTAAATACGGAAAATTTGAACAAATTCTAGAAGGATATCTAACTTATATAGACAAAATATCTCAGGTAATAGAAGTATCAGAAAAAAGAATTACAGACTTAGATGACAAAGAAATGTTTTCCAGTGATGATGAGGTTGGTTTTTTCTTTAAAACCATTAAAGAGATTCAATCCCATTTAAGTAATTTTACAATAAAGAAATTAACCTAGAGAAAAACATGGCTAAGAAGAAGAAAAATTATTTTACACGTGACACAGAACTCGCTATTATTAAATACAACAATACTAAAAATATAGCTAAGAGAAATAAAATATATGAAGAGAGTATACATTATCCTTTCTTCAAATTAACTCAGAATATAATCCACACTTTTAAATTTTATAATACTGAGGTAGATAATTTAGAAGATTTACAACATGAGATAATAATATTTCTTTTAAACAAAATCCATCATTATTCTCATGTAAATAACATCCAAACCAGGATGGATAAAATTGTTAATAAAGAATATAATGAAGGATTTGATATTGAGTTTGATAAATATATAAATAATGCCGATATTGTAGTTCAAAAAGACATTGATAATTATATTAATACCTTAGGAGTATCAACCAATTGTAGAGATAGATTAAAGAAAATAACACCCCCAAAGGCATACTCATATTTTGGGACTATTGTTAAAAATTATTTAATCATATATAACAATGAGAATTATAATAAAAAAATAAATAATTATTTAGTTGATGATTTAGTTAAATATTCAAATTTAGATATATATAGCCCTAATTTTATAGAATCTAGTAGAATGGGGGAAGGTATAAGTAATGTATCTAAAGAAGATGAGATATTTGAGTACAATAATCCTCCACTTAAAGACTACAAATATGAGGATAAATTATCATTGTTTGTAGATGAATATATTAATTATGTTACTGAAAATATATACGTTATATTCCCAAAAGAATATGATTCCCAAATAGCTGACTCAATATTGGAGATATTTAGAAAGAGGGATAATTTAGAGATATTTAATAAAAAAGCATTATACATTTATATTCGTGAGATGGTGGATGTAAAAACCCCCAAGATAACTAAGATAGCTAAAAAATTATATGTCATTTATAAAGAACATTACTTATTTTACCTTGACCATGGATATTCCAAGTTCCCTTAGTTCTCCATATTTATAATAAAATATGAAATCTTTAGATACATTAATTTTCAAAAAGAAAAAATATTCTGACTTGCTAGAAGAGATTTATAAAAATCAATCTAACACTAAAAGCCAAATAATGTCTTTAATTGGAGAATTAAAACCCCTAATGCAAGACATAGGTGATGCTACTTTATTAGTTCCCTTAATTAAAGATTATTTAGATATGGGGATAAAAAATGATGACCAGTTAGTAAAATTAGCTGGTATTATTCAAAGATTAGTGCAAAATGATAGCAAAGTAACAGGAGAGGGTGGTTTTGGTATTAGTGATGAAGAAAAAGCACAACTCTTAGATGAAATAGAAAAAATTGCTAACAACGAAGAATAATGAGATTACCAGTTGGATTAACATCTTTAGTAAAAAAAGATACAACCAAATTTCTTCCACAAGGGTTATTTGTAGGAAGAATTGTTGATATAATTTTAGACGACCAAACATACCCAGAAATTTTTAAAAATTATGGTGAGTGGGGAGGAATAGGAACTATATTCTTCTCACCCATAGAGGTATATAAAAATCTTAAAATTGATGATAATGCCTTTGCTAGACCTCTTTTCCCAAATGTTAAAAATTATCCACTTAAGAATGAGATAGTATATCTTTTTGCTTTCCCTAATAATCAATTAGAGGAGAATTCATCAAGTATGTCGTATTTTTACTTCCAACCCTTAAATTTATGGAATAGTGTTCATCATAATGCTATACCAAATATAATAGATGGTGTAGATGATAGCTCACAAACCCGTGATTATGAGCAAACACAAGCTGGAGCTGTAAGAAAAGTACAAGATAGTAGTACGGAAATAGATTTAGGTAATACCTTCCATGAAAAGTTAGATATTCGAAATTTACTGCCCTTTGAAGGGGATACAATATATGAAGGTAGATGGGGTCAAAGTTTAAGATTTGGCTCAACAGTAGTTAATAGTAATATCCCAAATAATTGGTCAGTAACAGGCTCAAATGGAGATCCAATAACTATACTAAGAAATGGACAACATGAAGAAGATACGGAAGCATGGGTCCCACAATTAGAAGATATAAATAAGGACAAATCTAGTATTTATTTAACATCTCAACAAATAATTCCTCTAAATGCCTCAAGTACTAACTACTCATCCTACACTAACCCACCTGCTAATCCCAAAGAATATAGTGGAGATCAGGTAAT